ACCGATTTCGTGTACGCAGGCGGGGAAACGACGAGGGCGGTGGTGCGCTACTGGAAATGGCGCGTATATGTTATTTATCGGAGGTGACGGGCGTTGCCAGTTCTGGTTATTCCAGGATTGTATGGCTTGGCTGCAATACATGGCTATCCCGAACTATTGTCGGAGACTGAGCGGAAGCGTGGCATTCTGTTTGACAAACTACCTCAGCCTGAAGCACAACCCGGCAAGCGGCCCGTACTCAAGGCAAGCCTGGCGACGGGGCAGATCTGGTATGAATATGAAGACATACTACCCGATCCGCTGGAAGAGCGGGTGGCCGTCCTAGAACAAAGGCTGGCCAACAACGCCGAGGCCGATGCTGTTCTAGCCCAGGCTATCGAGGCAGCCACTACCGTGTCGCAGCTCAAGGATGCACTGCTGGGCAGGGCAAAAGCCGCGAAGGTGGCGGGCAAGCCGGTCGAGGGGGCCTGATACCGTGCTCCGCGTTTTTGATCTCTCGGGCACATTCCTCGCTGAGCTCGACGCATACGAAAGCCTGATCTGGACGCGGCGTTGGCACCGGCCAGGGCAGTTTGAGCTGCAGATAAACCGCCATACCCACGGCGCAGACGCGCTCTTACTTGGACACGTGGTGGTGCTCGGCAACGACCCGGCGCGGGCGGGCATAATCGCCCACCGGGAAATTAGTCTCGACGAGCGCGGAAAGGGCAGCGAGATGTGGGAGGTCCGGGGTACGTCTCTCGCCGGCATCCTGACTCGACGGATCGTGGTGCCGCCAGCCGGCTGCGGTCATGACAGCATCAGTGACTCGCCCGCAGAGACAGTCATGCACCACTACGTCAAGGCTCAGGCCGTCGAGCCTGAGAATCCCGCCAGGGCGATCCCGTTGCTTGCCTTGGGAGCCGATAAGGGCCGGGGGTCGACCCTTTCCTGGCGGTCCCGGTACAAGAACCTGGTAGAGGAGCTCGAGGCCATCTCTATCGCCTCGGGTCTCGGCTGGAATGTCCTGCTGACGCTCGAGCCCTGGGGGTGGGTGTTCGAGGTTTTCGAGGGCCAGGACCTGACGGCAGGACAGGTGGACAACCCGCCGATCATCTTTTCGCCCGACTTCGATACACTCCGTTCCCAGCGATACGCCGAGTCTGAGGTTAATTACCGCAACGTTGCCTACGTTGCCGGCCAGGGCGAACTTGAAGGCCGTGAGATCGAGATCGTAGGCGATGGAGAAGGTCTTGACCGGTTGGAGGCCTTCGTGGATGCCCGGGACGTTGACCTGGGCAACACATCTCTTCTTCAGGCCCGGGGGAAGCAGTACCTGGCCGAGATGAACACGAGCAGGCTCCTTGAGGCGGAGGTCCTCACCAAGGGACCGTTCGAATACGGAAAGGACTGGGACCTTGGCGACATCGTTACGGTTCAGAACCGCGACTGGGGTGTCACCATGGACGCGCGGATCGTGGAGGTTCGGGAGATCTACGAGCCTGGAGGGTTCAGGCTGGAAGTCGAGTTCGGCACGGGGTGGCCGACTCTCCTGAGCGAGTTGCGGCGGGAGATCAGGCAGTTCGGGCTGGTTCTGAGGAGGTGACCAGCCATGCCCGGGGCTGAGATCGCGCAGTACGGCATCGGGTTCTTCGCGGTGGCGGGGTTCGTCTACCTGGCGACGCAGCTTTTCCAGTTCCTGCGCCATAGGAACAACGTCTCGCTGGCGCCGGTGATAGAGAACAACACCCGGGCGCTCGAAAACAACACGAAGGCCATAGAGCAACTGATGATCAGCATGACCCGGCAGGAAGTCAAGCTAGACGAGCTTCTTGCCCGGGCAAGGAGGGAGTAAGGTGCCAGAGGTACTTTTCACCTGGGAAGCACTGGGCACGCTGACCGGGGCGGCGCTGCTGACGTTCTTGGTCGTGCAGTACACGAAGAGCCTGCTCGACCGCGTGGCCCACATCCCGACCGACCTGTATGCAGTAGTCATTGCAGCCCTCATCCTGATAGCCGCCACAGCGGCGCTCGGGCAGCCACTGACGTGGGCGGCCATAGTCCTGGCCGTGGCGAACGGGTTCCTCGTTGCGGCCACGGCGGGGCAGTTAGCGAACAAGGTGGCTAACCCGCCCGGGGCGCCGAAAGAGGGGCCTGGTGCCAGTGACTGA